ACATTTCTAATTTCTCTTTCTAATTTCCCCTTTTTATCAGATCTACTATTGTATGTCAGATCTTCTCCAAATCTTTTTCGTTTTTTGATAAATTTAGGTACGGGTTGTCCACTGTTAAGAGCATCTACTAATTGTTTTTTATCTCGTTCTATGTCGGTTTTTCTTTCATGTTCTTTTCTTTCGTATTCTCTTTTACATCTTATCAAAAACTGTCTATATTGTTCGGGGTAACCCTCCAACCTTCCCTCGATTATATTCATTTCATTTTGTAATAAACCTATGAACTCCTCCATAAGATCTACATATATTATTCGGGTTTTTTTATGTAATTCTCTATTTGATAATGAATTAACTGAAATAAATTGTTTGGGTATTATTCCATTATTGGCCATATACTTCATACAATTAAAATATTGATAGAATTGTATTCTATAAGTAAATATCATATATGTATATCGTTTTATTGAGTTCCATAATGGGCTACCATAATCAGGGTTTCTCACTTTTGAATGTATATTTGTCTGTATCGGTCGTGTATATCTATAATTGGTCCAGCGCGTAGGTTCGGGTAAAGACTCTTTATCTAGTTGTTCAGCAGGTGCACAAAATACACAAACCATTAATGTATTTCGGGTCACACCCAATAATTGTTGTAAGGTATCTATATGAATTGTATATTGTTGACCTGTTTCACCAACTATACCGGTAGCTGCCATCCACTCTGGGTGTTCGAAATCACGAATGTTTCCCAAAGGTGCGTATGCTCTATCAGGATGCGGTATGACTTTTAAAACATCCACGGCACCTACACCTGAATTTTTATATACTTGAAATCCATTAGCCCCTAAATCATTCTGTAATAAGAATCTAGGACACAATTGACCTGGACAAATTAAAAATGGTCCAAAATAACTAAGGTCTGTATGGTCAGGATTAAATATAGGAATATTACCATTGTTATCTCTTATATATTTAAAAAAAGCACATATTTTTTCGAATTGATTAAACTTATCTACCAAACCATATCCATAAAAACCTGGTCCTAACCATAATATATAACAAGTAGAAATAATTATTTCATTACCAGGACCAATTTCACTTGTTTTAGGTATAGATGAAAAAAATTCATTTGTCCCTCCATGTAGACCACAATATATAACATTTTCAAACGGATGTGGACAATTTTCCCCACTATGAAGATTAATCCATGGTATATTTCCTTGAATACCGTATGGGGTAACATATGACCTCAATAGATCTGGGATTTCTGTCTCTAAAGGATAATTTATATTCGTTTCGGGTGTTAATTTTAATAGGTGCTCTACAGGATGTTCAAATGGTCGTGATGAATCGGTTGTATCCGAATAAGGTTGCTGAGAATATATATGTCCCGGATCAGATATCTCTTGACTAAAACCATGCATTGCCTGCTGAGATTGGGTATCTTGAGAAGAATCTTGAGAAGAATATGGTTTACCGAATATATCATCAGGTCCGATAGATTCACCATCGATACCAATAGATCCACTATCACCATCGATACCAATAGGGTGAGGGGAATTGATCTCACCCATCGCATCATCAATCTCTTGAGACATATCAATAGACATATATATATATTATATTAGATATTTATTTATTTATTAATAATTGATAAACAATATTCTTCTGTATATTCTATATTTTGTCTAATCTTATAATTCTTTTTATTATATTTAAGATATGTTCCATATGGTCCTAACATAATTTGAATATCTTTATTAATTTTAATAGGATATTTTAAAATAATTTTACAATCATCAATAGTTAATTCATCTAATGTTTTATTATTAGATTTTAAATAATTACTAACATTTGTAAATTTCTTATTATATAAGATATAAGGTCCATATTGACCTGTACCTATTATTACTTCTTTATCTTTATACATACCTAATATATTTTTAGGTTTCTTTACTTTATTACCTATTTCTTTTAATACAATAGGTAAGAATGAATTATATACTTTATTAATAACTAATATCCAATCTAATTCTCCATTAGATATTTTATCTAAATCTGATTCAACTCCTGATGTAAAATCTTTATGAATAATATCATGAAATTTATTATCTAAATAATTTAATACTTTATTACCTAATTCAGTTACAATAATTTTATTTTTCATAGTTTTACCTTTTACTTTATTAACTTTTTCAACAATATTATTCTTTTTATCTAAATGAATAACATCTTCTTCATGATCATCTAATTTAATAGTTTTAGTTAATGTATAATTTCTATTATATAATGTAGAAATAATTGAAGCATATGTAGATGGTCGTCCTATACCTGTATTTTCTAATAATTTAACAATTGAAGATTCATTATATGGTTCAGGAGGATTAGAACATTTATCAAAACATGAACATTCTAATAATTTATATTCATTCTTAAATTCAACTAATTTATTTTCTTTATCTAAATTTTCTTTGTATATTAGAAATCCTTTAAATTTAATTTCTTTTTGTTTTGATGTAAAATATCCTATATCTTTTGTATTAGAATTACATAATTTAATAGAATTAACATTATATATTGCAGGTTTCATATGTGATTTAATAATTCTATCATAAATCATTGTATATAATTTAATATCATCTTTAGAAAATTTATCTTCAGATAATATAATATTTTTTAAATCAGTTGGTCTAATACATTCGTGAGCTTCTTGTGATCCTTTAACTTTTTTTGTTAAAGGAATATTATAATATTCTTGACCGAATTCATCTGTTATTTTTTCATTAAGTAATCTTTGGAAATCTTCAGATACACATGGTGAATCAGTTCTCATATAAGTAATTAAACCATTTTCATATAATTTCTGTGCTATATCCATAGTTTTTTTAACATTGAAACCAAAAGATTTTTGAGCATCTTGTTGTAATGAAGATGTGATAAAAGGTTTATCAGGATATTTCTTTTCATCTGATTTTTTATTTTCAATTACTTTAAATTTTCTATCTTCAGAGAATAATTTAAATAATTTTTTTATATAATCTTCATCAACATCTTCATCAAATGTATCTTTGAATAAATATTCTGATTTTTCAGGTAAATCTTTAAATTTACCTTGAATATCAAATGAATATTCAGGTTCAAAATTATTAATTTCTTTTTCTTTATCAAATAATAGTTTTAATAAAGCACTTTGAACGCGACCAGCGGATAAACCTCTATTTTTATCATTTGTTTTAATATTCGCCCATAAACATGGTGATAATTTATATCCAATTAATAAATCAATTACGGATCGTGCTTTCTGAGCATTTACTTCATTCATATTAAGTTTAGTAGGTTTTTTCAAAGCATTTAAAATTGCTTTCTTAGTAATTTCTCTGAAAATAATTCTATTATTAATATTAAAATCAACATTTAAGATATCCCCACAATGCCAAGCAATTGCTTCACCTTCTCTATCATCATCTGCGGCTAATATTACTTTTCTATTTTTAGATTGTTTCTTAAGATTATTAATAACTTCTTGTTTATCTTTAATAACTACAAAAGGTGGTTCAAAATCATCAGTAATTTCTACATCTGTATTAGCCCATTTAGTATTTAATGTTCTAATATGACCGACAGATGATTTAACAATATATGTTTTATCAAGGAATGATTGGATCTTTTTGCATTTAGCAGGAGATTCAACAATTAAAATACTCATTATTTATTTTATAAAAAAAATATTAAAATAAAATCAAATTTATATTTTATTTTTTACATCTTTTTTTATTACATTTACATCTTTTTTTAGTACATTTACTATTACATTTTTTTGTACATTTACATCTTTTCTTTTTCTTAGATTTACCACCACCTACAATACCAAATGTTTCCTCAAGCCATCGAGGATCTTTATGATTTTTACCTTTATAATCCTTTATTTTATAAGAACCTTTCTTTTTTAATTTATATGTTTTATATTTATCAGAACCTAATCTTTTAGAATATTTATTTTTATTTTTTGAACACCTCTTTTTCTTAGAACCACTATGTATATTCTTAGAACCACGGTGTATTTTCATATGTTTTCTTAAAAAAGATTTAATATCACTCGGTTCCCGAGAACCTTCATGATCTTTAATATGTTTACCATTCATAAATAATCTGATTGTTGGATAAGATTTTGCTTTCATACCTAATTTATCTAATTCAGTATCATGAACTTTCATCATATGTAATTTATCAAACTCTGGTTCATGAATTAATTCATTTTCCAAAGTATTTATAGTTGGTTCTAATCTTTGACAATGACCGCACCACGGAGCAACCATAAATACAATAACCGGTTTAGATTTTAAACATTGTTTCATAGGATTAATATTATGATGTTCACCATTCCCAGTTAAATGTAATATTCTTTCAATATCCATATATAATATATTTATATAATAATATCAATTTAATAATAATTATTTTCTAATATATATTATAAATATGCAAACATTTGGATCTAGAGCTTCGGTATTTCATGGTAATGCTAAAAAAACTAATGGTGGTTTGGTAAAAAAAGATTTAAGAAAAAATAAACACGGACGTATTGTTTCTGTTAGAGCAAGTAAGTCGGCAAGAAAACATAATAATTTAAAGAAAGCAGGATGGACCGCGAAAAAAGGAGAATTCGGTGCCGTAAAGATTGAAGATTTAAAGAAAGTAAAAAAATCTAAATCTAATAAAAAAAAATCTAAAGGTAGAAAAAGACGTTAATAATTATATTAATAACTAGTACTAGAATTATTAATATAATTCTCAACTTGTTTTTCTTTATATGATAAAATATCTTCTATACTTTTAATATATGTATTTTTTAATTCATCATCTTCTGAATTATTTATATAATTTAAATTTTTATAAATAATATATATTTCATCACTATCCCATATATTTCTTAAATTATCTATTAAAGGTGATTCTTGTTTTCTAATATCTTTAAATTTAGTTAAATCATTTGTTTCTAATAAATCTTTAATCATAGTTATATAATGTGATATAGAATGATATATGATTGTATTTTCATCATATACAGAGTTTAATTTTTCTAATCCTATAATTAATTTTTCAAAAAAATATCTATTCATATTAGAATCTTCTATATTATACCATTCAAATCCTTTTAAAATAGGTGAATATAAATTATGAATATCTTCTCTATTATCACCATAAAAAGATCTTAATATTCCTTGATAAAATGTTGGATCATTATATAAGATTGAATTATTTTGTATAGATATTTTAGTTCCATCTGGTTTATATTCTAATAATATTATTCTCATGATACAACAAAATGGTTCTAATATAAGATTACGATTATTCATATTATTATAATTAAATGATAATATATTTAATACATTTAATTTAGGAATAAAAAACTCCATATATTTTGAATTATATTAAAATATTTATAATTT